CTTTGCCGTTTGAAATTGCTGTAAAGGCAAAAAAGAACACAGTAGCCAATGACACTATCTGGTTAGTCACATCAGAACTATCAAAGATAGACTTAGTTTTGCCAAGTGACAATAATTCTTATGAATATATGGGAATGGAAGTCAGCAGGCCTGCCATGAAAGGTAAGGATGAGCAAGGCTATTATTATTACACAATTGAAATTGTGGCGAAAATCGTAATAGAGAGGAAAAAACAATGACAAGACAAAAAAACGCCCTACGTGGCCATTTTGTAGCTCCGTACAACGGAGGAACTGAACCATCAACAGAAGATGCATGGTTGGAACTTGCTAAATGGATTTCAGACGTATCAGATGATACAGATGAGAAAACAGATGACCAAGCATACTACGATGGTGATGGAGTTGAAGAAACAACCGTAGTCAGCGTAAAAGGTGCTTATACCTTTGAGGGTACTTACGATCCAGACGATAAAGCACAAGCCCTTATTGCTAGCATGAAGTACAAAACAGGGGATGACCGTAAGCTATGGCACAAGGTTGTTTCTTCTGATAAGAAAAAACAATGGGTGGGAGCTGCAACTGCAACAGAAATCAAAGCAGGTTCTGGCGCTGCCTCTGACTATGAGGCGTTTGGATGTAAGCTTTCTTACAACTCAACGCCAAAAGAAACAGGTATTGGGTAATAACTTTTGATAAGGGCGGGCATTGAGCCTTGCCCTTTTTAACAACAGAAAAAGGAGTAGAGACATGACAGATATTCAGATTGAACTAAAACGTACAGGATTTCCAGTAAAAATCGGAGAAGTAGAGCTATGGTTTGATACAAGTCAAGAGAGCTTAATGCGATTTTATGATATGGAAGAAGAACTCCAACGTCGCCTTGTCCAATATGAATTAGATGTGGTATCTGCAAATATCAATAACAAAATTGAGCGTGATGGAGTAACTAAAGAAGTAGTTGCTGGCGCTATTGAACTAGAGAAGAAACAGCTTGAAATTCAATACGATCTTGTTTTTGGGGATGGCACTTTTGACAAGCTTTATTCTGTATATCCAGACTATAAAGCCCTAAAT